TCTCGCTCATTCTCCTCTCGGGGTTTCTGGGTTCGGGCGCTCCCAGGAGCATGGCCACTGTTTCCGCAAATCTTTCTGATCTGTAATTAATCCTCTCTCGGATTCGTTGTGCGCAAATTGCCTAACCCAATCATCTCGCCAGCCCTCCGCCTCCTTCCGCGCTTCGTCTCGCTCCTTCCGCGCTTCTTCGAGGGCGGTGAGAATTTCTGCTAGCGTATTACCCTGAATCATCATAATGCCGCGTCCAACAGCAACCGCACCTGTCTTCCATTCCTCTATCCGCTCGCGTGTCATGGCTTCTCCTTTCCGATTTTTTCTGCAATCTCTTTGAGCTTGTCTTTAACGATGTCCAAACTATCCTGAGTCCACCAGCCGAAGTAACAAATCGTGATTATAATGATTAAGTCTTGCATTACACTTCCGACTCCAGCTCTGAGAGAAGTTGCTTAAGGTGTTCTAGTCCTAGTCGCGCTCCTTCTGTGTTCAATTTCGGTAATTTTAGCACGTCCTCCGCGATTGGAATTAATCCCTCTGCCAAAGGCTTAAACTCCGCTAGCAGCTTCAGCGCTCGCGGGTAGTTCGTGCGGGCGTCCGCAATGAAAAGTACCGTAGGAACGTCCCCCACAAAGGGAAAGTTAGGGGTTGGAGTCTCGTAAGGGTAAAGAGTATTACCAACCGTTCGCCACGGCCCCGGCGTCGCCTTCTCGCAAAGCTCCAGTCCTTTCTTTATCCAGCTCATTTTTTTTTCCAAAAAACTTGGGACCATTCTTCAAATCGTGCCAACAGAGGAGTAAAAAACACAACAACAACATAAAGCGACATCGCAAACGCACCTAACGCCGTAAGAAGAAAAAATATACCAAACCACACTCCAACTAATTCTTTTAAAAATTCCATATCTCACCCTTCGTCAATAAAACTCCAAACATTGCCGCCAAGACCTGGCTCAAAATAATTATCGATACTGTTGCTATATCTCTAAAGCTCATATTCACGTTTGAATTTTAGTTAATAAATAATAAATACCGAAAATAATGCCCATAGGAACAATGGCCAACCCAACAATAAAGCCAAGAGCGAACCAAGCCTGAACAAGTCCGAGTAATATAATATGCACGCGTCGTGTCATGATTATCTCGCCTTTATCTCAACAAACTTCACGCCCTTATATAAGATCTCAAATAGCTTTCGCTTAAGCTTATAAACATCCGTAGGGAATCCCTTCACGTCCTCCACGGTTGGCTGCCCACGTTCTTTATAGGCAAAATCGCCAACGTATTTACAAACCACCTCTCCGTATATCTGCAGCGGGAACTCTGGTTGACGCTCTAATTCCGTGATTTCTTTCGCAGCTTCGAGCAACTTCAACTCCTTCCATCTATTGAGTTCCGCTTTTGAGTGAAACACCTCACCTTCGTACGTGACTATCTCGTTTCCGTATTTACTTCTTCGTTTCATGTTCTCGCTTTTTTCTTGCTTCTGCAGATTTCTTTCCAGCTTCTCGAGCAATTTCCCTTCTCCGTTCTGGAGTTAGTTTCAATGCTCGAGATTTGCCGCCTTTTAATCCGCCACGTCTACCAAGAGCAACCGCATGTTTGTTTTTTTTTCGTTTCATCAGAAGGGGATCTCATCATCTGTTAAATCAATGTGCTCGACTACATCGAGCGCCTTTCCTTTTGCTTTCTTGATAGCCTTTTCTGCTGTGGCTTCGTCGGTCGGGATATAGTCTTTCACAGCGTTTCGGTCAGCATAAACACCTTCTTTGTCGGACGAGATTATGATCTCACATTTCCCGGCACGGCCGATCATGTCACGCGGATCGATCTCTCCCGCTTCGTATTTCTCGAGCATTCCCGTCGCTTCCGCGAAGTGGCGAATTTTGTAGGCCATTTTTGGAGTTGAAACTAAATAATCGGTTACGTATCGAGTTTTTTCCCCGATATACATTATCAGCCTCAATTCTATCATTGGATTTCCACTGCTAGACTCGCGCTCTTTTGCTTCGGTCACCTCGAAATCATAGATGCCAGGATCGAAGAGATTCATTTCCCGGATTTCCTTTTCTGTTTTTGGCTCAACTCTCATTTTACTTTTCCCTTTAAATATACAATTGCTTTCTCAACTCGTTCCGTATCCATCTCGCTCCAGGATTCAACCTTGGCGGCCGTGAACCATTTCTCAATTTCGGAGTCTGGAATCCGCACGACATTAAGGAGCTCGTTTAATCGCGTTAGTTGATCTTCAGTCGCTAGAATAATTGGCTTCATCTCGCGCTCAATAATGTCTTTCCCGTAGCGCTCGGCGAATTCTTCGTATGTCCAAGGAAATCCTTCGCTCTCCGGGAACCCAAGAAGACGGGATTTACGCGGATACGCAATTCTAGAGTTTCCTTGTTTTACTACTTGGAGAATGAGATCTAGTTCGAACGCAAGCTTGTTCCAAGCGTCAAACGTGTCTCCAATCTTCTCACGCTTTTTCCCGGTTCCTCCCCATTCCTCAGCCTCATGAGCAATCAACACAACGTTCATATCTACTCGGTCAAGCCAGTTAAGGAGCGAACGAATCCATTTGATGGCGGGTTTCTTGGAAGCACCAAAAACGTCATCATCGCCGAGTTTGTCGGAGGCTTGCGCGGATATCCGGTTATAGATCTTTGATAAAGAATCTATGATGATAGTTTTGTATTGATGCTTTTCCGTCGCGAGTGCCGCTATTTGGTCGAGCACAACTCCGGGATCAAGCGAACCATCTTCCTGACCTAAATATCCACCTCCAGAAGCTTTGAGTTTATCCGTGTAATGATCTCTCGTCGCTCCTCCTTCGGAGTCGATATAATACGCGACAGGAAAATCAAGCGCCGTATAGGTTTTCCCCACTCCCGCACGGCCGAAGACCACAATTTTAGGCTTTTTCGGTTCTGCGAGCTTTGGATCTTTTGCTTTTAATTTAGATGCCATTGTTTTTCCTTATTCAATCTTCGTAACAATCTCTTGCGCAGGATTGGCACAGATGCCCAGAAATAGCGTCTCTCTGTATCGATCCTTCAGTTTCTCCGCATAGTCCGCAGATAGGTTTTCCCGTTACGCGCATCACCCAGTTATCGATCATGCGATTGAACTCATGTGCTTTTTTCGAGAAAAACTGGACCTCGTTAAACGCGTCCGCTCTTAAATCGCTCGAGAACTTTTTGTGATTGCAAATCGCGATCGCTTGATTGCGATGGTGCACTGCATTATCGCGGGCAAGTATAAAACTAATCGGTATATCCATAATCCCTCAATTCATACTTCCACGAACGGCCAAACAGTAAATGTAAAACCACAGCGCAAAGAATCCCAGATGATAAATTATAAGTCTCATATGGCTACGCATGGCAACCACTTTGATACTGCCTATCGTTTGTTTCCGCTTCGTCAAAGCCAGGAAAATTTATTCGACCACGAGCAAGCCAATAATCGACGGAACCGCGAAAAATAAAAATCTCGTTTCCTTCGCTTTGGTATCGATTCCGAGCTCCTGCAACCGCAACCAGCGGCCCCGTTTCCCCGGCGGCTCGTAGTTGTCTAATTTTTTTCATCACATTCGAATTTTTGCTCTCGCTTAATTGTCCGTTAATTGAGCAAAGTGGTTCCGAACCTACCGCGTCTATAATTGTTTGTTTCCAGGTGCGTGCCATATTGTTTATCTCCAGTGCTCCCTATTGAGCATGAGAGTAGCTTAATACAGTCAACTTGAGCGGTCAAGAGATTATTTTCATGATTCGAAAAAAATCTTTGTTGACGTGTGTTACGTTATATAGCACAAAGAATTATGGCAACAAAAATCCACACAGCTATCCGGCTTACCCTCGAGGAAAAGCGAATGCTCGCAAAACGAGCTAAGGCAGAGGGCAGGTCAGCATCGGCTCATTTACGGCATTTAATTCGTCAAGATTTTATTGAGGCGGAAGAACGGAAACTTGATAAATTAGAGAGGAAATTTGCATGATCCTCGAGGAGATTGCCCTTGCATTAGGGGGCAAAAGATCAAGCAATGGTAACTGGATCTGTCATTGTCCGGCTCACGATGACAGAGACGCATCTCTCTCGCTTAAAGAAGAAAATGGTAAGCTCCTATGGAAATGTTTCGCCGGATGCTCGCAGAAGGCAGTTAAAGAGGCGCTTGATAGTAGGCATCTACTTGACGAGGTAACGCCCGCCCATGCAAACGGGCACGGACCAAAACCACCGTCCCAAAAAGACACCTTTCGTTGGTTCGAGTATCGAGATGAGTTTGGGGAGGTAAAATACCTCAAGCGTAAAGAGATATTAAAACCGGTAGGTCGAAAGCGAAAGTATGGTTTTAAGAATCAGGAAACCGGGAAAGATGAACGCGGATGCGAGGCTTTGTTATATAACCTCCCTGCTGTCCTAGACGCTCGCGAGGAAGGAAACCCGGTCGTAATCACTGAAGGTGAAGACGATGTGCATACCATTGGACGGTATGGCTATACGGCGACGACAAGCGATGGTGGGGCAAATAGCTGGCTTCCTAAATACGGCGAGATCCTCAAAGGTTGTAACGTAATTTTTTGCGGCGACAACGATGATGCGGGAGAAAATTACAGAAAGGCAGTAACCGCAACTCTCGAAAAACCACCGTTGATAGTTAAGGTGCCGGCGCCATTCAAAGACATCACCGATTGGTATAATGCCGGGAATCAGTCCAGGGAAAACTTCAATCTTCTAATCGCGAAAGCAAAAGAAGAGTTAAATCGTAATAAATTCAAGGTTATCGATCTTGGGGATTTTTTGGCGGCAGACATAAAACCGCGAGAAATGATTTTAGCGCCTTGGCTTACTGTGCAATCTCTAAACATGATCCATGCGTATCGAGGCACTGGTAAGACGTTTTTTTGCTTAGAAATAGCGCTCGCTGCAGCCTTGGGTCGTCCATCTATGGGGAAGTGGGAGGCTCCCTCCGCACGAAAGGTTTTATACGTTGACGGAGAAATGGCTCCGGCAGACCTACAGCAGCGAATGCGAGACCTGACTTCGGAAATTCCAAAGCCTGGATATTTCAATCTATTGAGCTTGTTTCGGCAAATCAAATCCATGCCTGATTTGTCTGACGCCGAATCTCGCGCGGAGCTCACAGCGGTAATTAAAGAGACTGGGGCCGAACTTGTCGTGCTTGACAATCTTTCGTGCCTTTTGCGGGGCGATCGTTCCGAGAACGACGCGGAATGGTGGGCTCCGGTTCAGCCTTGGGCAATCGACCTAAGAAATGCCGGTATAGCGATATTATTTGTTCACCACTCGGGCAAGGGGATGAAACAACGCGGCACAAGCAAGAAAGAGGATATTATGGATTGCGTTCTAACACTCGAGCGACCGCACGAAGCACGAGCGGATTCGGGAGCTATATTCAATGTTAAGTTTGAAAAAAACCGAGCACTTCGCGGTAAGGACGTTGCACCATTCGAATCTAAACTTGAGTATATTGGTGGAAGAAACGTATGGACCACTAAGACACAAGAGCAGTCGTTGAGGGATAGAATTGAAGATCTTTCGAACGAAGGATTCAAGCCATCAGAGATAGCGGAACAATTGGGAGTGAGTAAGCAGTCCGTAAATTATCATCTGAAAAAACTGGCACAGCTAGAAATCGACGACGACATATAAAATAGCTGCGGTTTTTCCTGGACCGGAAGACGACGCCAAATATCATATAACGCAATAGGAGAGTAAAAATGGTAAAAATGACTAAAAAAAACGCAAAGTCGATTTTTACTCGTTTTTAAAAGGGAGTAAAAATCGTGGTAAAAACGATAAGGAATAAATATTTAAGAATTACAGTTGGTTATGAAAACAGTAAAAATTAGTAAAGTGGTAAAGTAAAAGAAAACCGTGCAGTAGTAAAAATATATATCTCTTTAGAGATATATATTTTTTACTACGGGTAAAAATCTAATTATGAGTAAAAAATTAGTTAATTACTTTGAGGAAACAAGATTGTGGGAAGTTTACAATGGAGCAAAATTTAAAGCTCTTGACTATTTTCGTGCTAAAAACAACAGAAGTCCAAATCCATCCGAATATAGTTATATTTGTATCTTGGCTATGATTTGCGCGAGCTTTGGTATGCGCAAATTTAGAATTGCGGAAGAAGACAACGTACATTAAGTTTTAAATATGTGGCTTTTATAAAAAAATAAATTATATGCTTCGACCACTCAACGATAAAATCATCATTGAACGCACAGACAAGCAAGCCGTCTCAGCCGGCGGAATCATCATGCCGGAACAAGCGCAGGAAAAACCGCAGCGCGGTGTGGTCCTCGCTTGCGGTCCCGGCGGATACTCGGAAGAGACGAGGAAATTCATCCCAACCGAGGTGTCTGTAGGTGATATCGTCTTGTTTTCAAAATATGCCGGCGTCGAAACTATGGACGGGGATCGTGAGGTCTTAATCTTGCGGGAAGAGGACATACTTGGAATCGAAGAAACCAACTAGCATCCACTACAAAGTACGTGTTCGGTGCCAAAATTGCCTCAAGGTGTCGGATATCCTGATTCCAGTAGGCAGTCCCGTCGAAACCTATCGGCCACAATGCCCGGAATGCAAATGCGCCGGATATTGCTATCCCACTCCAGATGATATTGTTTTTTCGGATGACGTTGTGAGGGGAATTATTAAATGGACCTCATAACCTGGAGAAAGTTTAGTCCGCACTTTACCCAAGAGGAGCTCTTATCTCCGGACGGGCTATTAAGTCCTCACGTCTTAGATCCATTGGCAGTGTCGAAGCTAAACGAATTTCGCGAGCGAATTAATTTACAGCTATTCATAAATCACGGCGGATCGAAACTTCGTGGATATAGATCGCCCCGCGAACATTATAATTTGCTGCAACACGAGCCAAACGCAGGCGAACTATCAATGCATTGCGCCGGGAAAGCATTTGATATTTCTTGCCGCGAAAAAACTCCCGCGGAACTCGCTGAACTCGCAAAAAGTTTCGGTTGGGCAGCAATCGGAATCGGTAAAACCTTTGTTCATGTTGATGATCGTTATCTATTCGGAGGCCCGCAGGTTGTCTGGACTTACTACTGACGCGAAAAAAGAAGACCGGCAGGCCAATGGGGACACCAAACAAAAACCCCGACGCCTTGGTATACTTGTTAATCGATCGGCATATTCAGTATATTATTCCAGAGCATCGGCTGCTTGCCGCAATGATTAGTTCTGCGGTGTCGGACATGGAACTATCAGAGGTTACAGGATATGGCAGCAGAGAGCGTAGGCGGCACATACTTTCCGCTTGTTACTGGGCGACCAGGAAGGATTGCGAAGTTGGATCCTTCCTGTGGATTTGCGAGACCTTGGGCATGGACGCCGATCGAATAAAAAAAATACAGGAACTTGCATGGCGGAATTACCGAAGGTTGAAGGGAAAACAGATATGATAGTGGGATATCATCCTGCCGTGCTAGATGCGATCGAACGCATTAAAATGCATCAGCAATACGGGTCAACGCCTGTATCGAAAGAAGAAACAGCGCTTCTTACTTTTGATCAATTTGAAAACATCATCGATATTTTATCCGCGCATTTTCCATCGCTAGATCCTGGACAGAGGGAACGGAAACGAGTTTTTGATTCCGCGAAGAATGTTCCGGCTCAGATCGCATACGCTTCCCTTGCTCGCTTTCTGTATCACCCCGCCATGAACAACTATAATCTTCGGACGATCGTTAATTACTGGCGAGATGCCGCGGCCGTAAGTGGATAAAAAAGCGATATAAAAATGGGTCGCCCTAAATACGAACCAACTGACGCGGACCGAGCCAAAGTTAAAGAATTCGCACTTGCAGGTTATCGCGATTGCGATATAGCCGAACATCTCGGCATAAGCGAAAGCACGGTTGAGAAATATTTTCGCCCCGAGCTTGATTATGGCCGTTTCGAAGCGAACGCAAAAATTGCTGGAACACTTTACGAAGAAGCAATTCTAAATAGAGATATTACGGCGTTAATTTTCTTAGCGAAAACTCGTCTCGGATGGAGAGAGACAAACGATCTGAACGTTATAAATAAAAATTATGTAATGGCAATGCCGGACGAAGCGCCGGATACTAATACATGGCTGGCAAAAGTGAACGGCAATCAAATGCCGAAATAATCTGGAAGCCAGATCCGGGACCACAAAGCAATTTTATTTCGTGCCCTGTTTTCGAAGTCGCATACGGCGGTGCCCGTGGCGGTGGAAAAACGGACGGAGTATTGGGAGAGTGGGTTAAGCACTCCCATACGCATGGCCGCTATTCAAGCGGGCTTATGGTGCGTCGAACTCTTGAAGAATTGTCAGACACAATTAAGAGATCTCACGAATTGTATCTTCCTTTGGGAGCTCGTTTCAAAAGTCAAAAAAACACGTGGATAATGCCGAATAAATCGGAATTAAAGTTTCGATATCTCGAGAACGACGAAGACGCGCAGAATTATCAAGGGCATTCTTACACTAGACTCTATGGCGAGGAGATTGGAAATTTTCCGAGTCCGTCGCCGATATTTAAACTCATGGCAACGCTTCGGAGTGGGCATGGAATTCCGTGTGGTGCTCGATTTACGTTTAACCCAGGCGGTCCGGGCCATGCCTGGGTTAAAGAGAGATATTGGGATCCGGATCCGCTTGGATATCGCATCATTGTCGAGGATTTCACAAATCCATTTACCGGCGAAGTCAAGCAGCGTGAACGCGTATTCATTCCGGCCAAGGTAACTGACAATCAGCACATAAACCGGACAGATTATATTGCTAACCTTCAAATGGTCGGGACTCCAGCTTTGGTCCGTGCGTGGCTCGAGGGAGATTTTACAATTTTGGCCGGCGCGTATTTCCCCAATTTCGGCCGGATTATTATACCTCCGTTCCCAATTCCCAAATGGTATTTGCGTTTTAGGTCGTACGATCATGGTCATGCGAGGCCATTTAGCGTGGGTTATTGGGCGGTGGCTGACGGCAATTGGGATCTTCCTGGTCCGTGTCCGTTCCGGAACGGAGAATTGATACGTTATAAGGAGTGGTATGGAGCGAAGGGGATAAATGTTGGCATGGAACTTTCCGTTCCCGAAATTGCTCGCGGAATCCTGGAGAGGGATGCGGGAGATAAGATTGCATATTCTGTGGCCGATCCGAGTATTTGGAAGCAGGAGGGCGGTCCATCAATCGGAGAGGAGTTTGCCAAGCACGGAGTGGAATTCATTCCGGCCGATAACACCCGATTGGCTGGGGCGCATCAAATCCATGCCCGGATATACGGGGAAGATGATCGGCCCATGGTTTGGTGTTTCTCGACAAATACCGCGACAATTCGGACTATGACGAGTTTACTTCACGACGAGAAGCGCCCGGAAGACGTGGATACCACAGGGGAAGACCATGCCTATGATGATTTCCGCTACGGCGTAATGAGTCGACCATGGACGCAGAAGAAGCCGGTGGAGGTTAATTACGAATGGAACAAATTTGCGGTTGGCGACCTCTTCCAGCGCAAAATTCGAGCCAACGCGAACAAGCGATACTAGTAGACTTGTTTTTAGCTTTATCAAAAAGCTACTATGTTTAAATGCGAATAGGCGAGGATGCTTCTCACCTCCCTTATTTAAGATGTTGTTGTGTTGTTGTGGGCCGCTCCGTCTGTTTGAGGGGCGGTTTTTATGCATTGTGTCGCTCATTTTTATTTTTCGTTTTATTTATTTGGCCGTGTGTAGCCAACGCGGATAGTTCCTTTCCGGGTTACGACGTTCTAGCTCTCGCGAAGTATTGCGACACATACCTGCAAGCTCCAAAACTTCCAGCGGTTTCTACGCTATTAAATACCTTCGGAGATCCTCTTCCGTGTCTCGAAAAGAGAATCAAGCAAGGAGCGCTTTCGCTTGCGCAAATCGATTTGATCGATGCCACGTGCTGGCGCAATAACAAGTGCCCGCCGGGAGCGCCCAGGCCAGACGATCTGAAAGTCATTGAATCAAGAGCAAAGCAAGTTCGAGCTCTAGCAGTTAAATATAAAGATGTTCGTTTCCAGGTGTCTCCCGCGCTTGAACATGATGTTCGAAACGAAACGACTGTTAAACGCATGTTGCAGGCTGCGAAAAAGGGCTGCCCAGAATGCGAACCAATAAACTCTCCGTTTACAGGGGCTAGACCGGCCGGATATGCGGTTGAAAAACACGGAACGCAGACAAACGGCGACCTAGTTTCTGGCGATGGTCAAAGCTCCTTTGACGGAGATAATATTGAAAAAGATGGGAATCGTTTCCAGCACAGAATTGCAGGAAAAATTGCCACATTTGCTTGGTGGCCGGAACTAAATCTACGAACTACCGGCGAAGATAAGTTTACACCTCCGCTACAGCGCACGGTTAGGCCAAATTTAGATCAATTTCGCCAAGCGTTTAGAATATTCTCTCGCGAAGAAGAGAATCTTCCAGATGCTCCGTTACGTTGCCAAAAAATCAGAACTGTAAATGGTCGCGAGATTGTAAAAACAAACGCGGAACAATACGGCAACGGAGTTCCTCCGGATGTTCGTGGCAACAAGCCAATGTTGATTATCCGCAAGGGCGGAAGAGTTGGCGAGCGTTTATCGGTATACGATACCAAGGGAAAGGAAATCGGTTGCTTTCGGTATTACGGCGTTTTTACAGAAAAACCTTTGCATCGTTGGTATATGGGAGACTGTTCTGGTCAAACTCCGGAGCAGTTATATCGAGATGCGCGCGGAGAGTGGGTATTTGTAGATCTTGGCGGGAAAGAGTGCTTGCGAATTAACGCAATCAGACGAATGGGGGTATATAGATGAAAATTAGTTTACCGGATGCGTGGAAATATAGACTAGGTGCGCTCACAGGTGCGTTTGCAATCTCGCCACAATTTACTTTTGCGCTTCAAGATCCAGATACGGCAGTTAAGATTCAAGATGTGCTGCAGAAACTTGGTCTTGGAATTCAGCCTGGATTTGTTCAGGTCTTATTGATGATTCTCAGCGGCTATTTGCTGAAGAAATCAAGTCCAGAAACTAAGCTGATAGCCAAACGGAAATAGTGTGTCTAGGTGTCATCAGATGATTTGTTCGACGACCAAGCGACCAATCGGGCAGTTAGCCTCTTTGTTACGTTCGACGAAATCCTCAAGCTTCGAGCCGATGTTGAAAAGTTTGGTAATAAGTTTGAAGATTTTCAGGTAAAAACGGAGGCGTTTGGTAAAGCCATGATCGGACACATGACCTCCTTGGCTCACGAAATGAGACTCTTGAAAGACGACAACAAAGATCAGCTCGTAGAGTCTCGCATCTCCAATAGGAGGATGGGAAAGAACTTATATCCTCTGAGCGTTATTCTTATCATCACCATGGTTTACGGCATCGCTTTCATTGGGTTTGTTTTCGGAAAAAGAGATATTGAAATTGGCGCTCCAGGTGGGTGGCATTTTAGTTCCAAAACGCAACAGGAAGAACGTTGAAATTTTTAGTTGGTATTATTTTGTCCGCGGTCATGTTTTTAACATGGACGGCGACCGTGTATGCCGCGGATAGTGCGAACAAGGTTTGTATAGATACAGACGATAATGGGCAATATGACACATTAAAAGCAAGCGGTATGTCCGATCGTGATTGCGACGGATATACGACCGCGCAAGGAGACTGTGACGATACAAACCCGTTGATATATCCTGGAGAGTGGACAGCTTCCGGATGTTCTGCGGGAGAGTTTAAACAATGTAATTCTGGCGGTTCCGGATCTTATGGATCGTGTACCGCAGCGGCTAGTATATGCGAAGCCACAAACGGCGGAAGCTGTTACTATGTAGACGCAGGATCGGGAAATAACTCGAACAACGGAAGTTATGCTTCTCCGTGGGCGGATTTTACACGGGCCTGTTCATATGAATCGGCGGGTTCTCGTCCAGCAAACTGGGTGGATCTTGCGCCTGGCGATGTTGTCTATTTAAAGGGCACAACAAACCTAACGGCATCGTATAATGCTGGCGCTTCATATGGGACACTAGGATGTCTTCTTGATAATTCTCAGTCTGGGACCAGTTCCCATTTTGTGACATTTAAACAATTTCCCGGAGCAACTGCAGAATTTCGCGAAACAGGAAAATTACTTTTTCGCTCTGATAATGGCGGTGGATACTATAAAATTAAAAACTTCAAAGGCGGAAATACCACCGGAAATGCCATATATCTTAATGGTGGTGGATCTAATTCCGTAATTGAAGGGGTAAATTTTTACAATGCAAATTGCACAACGGCCGGAGATAATTGTTCCTTTATTGAGCTTACGAGCGGAACAACGGGGGTAAGCATTTTACGCTCGCGTTTTAGCGATATTCAAAATAGTGGATACGGATTTACAGAGAATGTTTCCCACTTACTTTTTTACGAAGGGAATTCAAATATTGTTCGCTATAATCAGCTCATGCAAGCAAATGCATTTAATTATGGTGGGCCAGATCGTGCATTTGGAGTCAAGTATAAACGTGGACAAACTGGCGGAGCTTCAGGCGATACATATTGGGAATATAACCGCGCTTTAAATATATCTGGGCAAGTATTTTTAACGGCACAAAAAAATACGTATATTCGTTATAACACTGTCTATGATTCGCAGGGGCTCTATGGATGTCGTAATTTAGGGACATCAACGAACCAAGCTTGGTGCGGATACCATACGGTTGAATATAATACATTTATTCAAACAAATACTTCCGATCCGTCCGTATACTCATCGCGGGGAATAGATTGGAACATTCTGACAGATTATACAAACTTCGTTACATGGGGTCCTCTTAGTTTTCGATATAATCTGATTGTAGATGCTACGTCGATTAGTATTTATAACCTTGCCCAATATATCAATAACGCCAATTTCGTTACGGTATGCGGAGGGGTTGGGCCATCGTGTAGCGGCGGAATTTTCACAATGGGGAACAATTGTTTTTATAACTCTCAATCGATTGCTTTAAATTTTAATTTATTCTCTCAAGGCGAATCGTATGGTGCGAATTATAATTTTACGAACTGGAAAGGAACGGTAGGGCTAGACACGACGAGTTTTAATGAAAATCCGAGCATTGATTCTTCGTCTCGTGCTACCTCTTCAAATTGTTCATCTATGGGTTCTATGCTGCTAAATGAAGCCGGACCAACACCAACGCCAACAGCAACAGCGACACCAACGGCGTCTCCGACACCAACCGCAACTCCAACGGCTACGGTGGCTCCGTTAATTGGTCGCTGTAGGAAGGGACAGGTAAGAACGACTGGGCCGGGAAATAAATATTAATGAAAAAGCTGATTTTCATTTTAGCAATGTTCCTTGCACTTCCTGCGGTTGCGGATACTACGAGATATGTTCGCACGGATTGTGCAAATAACGGTGACGGGACAACATCTTCCTGCGCTGCGTCTCCTGGCGCCGCAGGGGCCTATACAACATGCGCAAACGCAGAAAGTGACATTCAAAGCGACTGCACAAACAATCTTGTAACGTGCGGCGGTGGGATCTGGACAATCAACGCGGCTGGGACAACTGCCGACGGAACTTGCACGTTCTCGGGCTCCACCACCGATTCAACGCACTATATGAAGCTTGTTGGAGATCATACAGGTGGACCATGGAGCACGTCCAAATACCGTTTGACAGGCAATTCTAACGCGACAATATCGATCAACGATCAATATGTTTGGATTGATAATGTGCAGGTTGAAACAACAGGTACAAGTAGCGGGAACTATGCAGCGATCGGTAATATTTACGAAGACGCAGACGGAATAAATACAACCATTACAAACTCCATTATTCGGTATAGCGCGTGCAATACTGGCGGAGGCGGATACTGCGGAGGGATATACCTACTCCCAGGGGTGGGTGGTGTAGCAAATGACACGACGAAAATTATCAACAACATAATTTATGGATCGGCTAGCACCGGAATCAGCGACGGAGTGCGACTGCGTAACCCTGGAACGAATAGAAAAATTATATTCTACGGCAACACCATATATAACGCGGATCGAGGGACTGTTTTTTATGACGGAGGCTCTAACGATTCTTTGTACTTAAAGAACAATGTCGTCAGCAATACAGGGAGTGAGGACTTCGGGTTCTTCAACCTGGCGAACTGGACCACGAAGTCGACTGCGACGAATATCTCTGAGGATAGCACCTCGCCTGAATCGGGACTGAGAACGCGTACTTGTACATACGTCAACACAACCTTTGCAACAATGGATTTGCACTTGAATTCGGGTGACACGAATTGCAAAGATGACGGCACGGATCTGAGTTCAGATGCTAGTTCTCAATATTCTTACTCGACGGATATCGACGGAACCATGAGGACAGGCACGTGGGACGCTGGCGCGGATGAGATAATAAGCGCCACGCCAACACCAACACCAACGGCGACGAACACAGCCACACCGACACCGACGGCAACGCCTACAGCAACTCCAACCGCAACTCCGGCACTTTGCAGAAAAGGACAAAATTAACCAAGAAGGATGTTATGAGAAAACTAATATTTATATGCTTATTGTTTCCAAGTATTGTTTTAGCGGAGCGCAAGGACCTGAGGTTTATCAGCCGAACGCCAACCGTGGATACGAGCGCGTATGCTGCTAAAGATGATATCGGCGGACTTATGGAGTTTGCCGGACTTACGTGTCCGGGAACCAAAACTGGTTCTATTGTCGGGCTAACGCTAACAGACAAGTCTGATAATGCTACGGAATACGATGTTGTTTTATTTAAAAGCAATCCATCCACAAGCACTATCACAGATCAGGCAGCGTTCGATCCTAGCGATGCAGATTTGTCGAAAATGCTTCCTGTTGTGAATATCGAAACAACCGATCATTTTTCGTTTAACGATAACGGAATTAGCAGTGTTTCTAGTCTTGCTAGTCGAGCTTGGTCAACTACTGGAACATTTACCGATGGGACAATTTATGCCGCCTTAGTATCAAGGGGCACTCCAACATATGCGGCATCGGCAGATATTACGCTTATGCTGATTTTTGAGTGTGATTAATGGCGAACGAGGTCAAGGAAAATCCAGACGTTCAACGCTATATTGCCGAGATAAAGGCATACGATAGCAAGTTCAAAAACTGGAAAGAACGTTGTAAGAAAATCGAAAAACGTCTTCGAGATGACGAAGAGGATATTACTTCGTCTGAGCCTGGCAGTCCTTGGGGTAAGTGTAGATTTAACGTTCTTTATACGACAACGCAGGTTTTTAAACCTGCAACGTATTCTCGGCCGGGGAATCCCGAATGTGAAAGACGTTGGAAGGATCGAGATCCGTTAGGGCGGTTTGCTGCGGAGCTAGAAGAGAGACTTGCAAAGCATTTCCGAAATCAAGAAAGATTTCATCGAACAATGATTTCAGCTCGAGATGATCTTATCTTGTTCGCAAGAAACTCGGTTTGGTTACGATACGAAGTTGAATGGGGAGATCCGATTCTAGATGAGAACGGGCAAGAAGTTGTGGACGATAGCGGCAAACCTATTCGTTCGGTCAAGGAAGAACGAGTTGTCCCGGATTATGTCTGCACGGTTGAGGATTTTGGGCACAACGTCTGCAGAAACGAAGATGAAATATATTTAAAATGGCGCCATGTGTGCATGGACCGAGACGAGGTACGCGAGCGATTCGGAGAGGATATTGCAAATGTATTGAGCTATTCGGTTAAGCAAGAATCAATTGATGATTCCATTCAAAAAGAAGCTGAAGAGTTTAATAGAAAAGCGTTAATTACAGAATTGTGGGATGAGAAAAAGAGGAAAGCTTTTTGGTTATGTAAAGACTATGCAGAGAAATTTCTTGACGAGAAAGAAGATCCGCATAGTTTGAAGGATTTCTTTCCCTGTCCTCGTTCCTGTTATGGGCTCACCACTCCTAGATCCTTGGTTCCGGTTCCGGATTTTGGCCAATTTAAATATCAAGCGGACATTCTAGATGAGCTTGTCGCTCGTACCAGAATGATTATCGAGACGGTTGCGATTAGAGGAGTCAGGGACGCTGCTAACGTAGAATTGCAGAGACTAACAGAGAGCTCTAGAGAGAACTTTCTTATCGCAGTCAAAGACTGGATGAAGTTCAAGGAATTTGGAGGGCTTAAAGGTTCTTTTGAACTGATGCCGCTGGATCAACAGGTAAATGTTTTAAGTGTTTTGGACGAACAATTTAAGGTTCAACTTGATCGAATTTACGAATTGACTGGATTGCCTGATATTATTCGTGGGCAGTCAGCGCCGTCTGAATCTGCGACCGCGCAACAAATCAAAGGTGACTTTGCCATGAGTCGCCTGAAGGAACGTCAGCAGGCGATGCAGGTATTTTGTAGAGATACCATCGCGGTTGGTGTGGATATGATGTTGGCGCATTTTAGTGAAGAAACAATTGCTAAAATCTGCAAACTTGAAGAGTTTCCGGAAGAAATCCAAAAGTGGTTTCCGGATGCATTGAAGCTGTTACGCGACGATCAGCAACGAGAATACACGATATCACTAGAAACTGATTCAACGCTTTCGATAGACGAAAGCATGGATAAGCAAAAAAGAATCGAGTTTCTACAGGCAACTGGTCAATATCTACAAGCAGCGATTCAAACAATACAAATGGCCCCGGAGACAGCGCCAATGGTGTTTGAAATGCTTTTATTCGGGGTTCGAAGCTTCAAACCTGGAAGAAATATCGAATATTCCATAGAGCAATCGATTGACGCGATTAAGGAGAAATTGCAGCAACCACCACCCCAACAGCCGCCCGATCCTAAAATGATGGAGCTTCAGCAAAAAGCGAATATTGAGCAAGGCAAGATTCAGACGCAAGAACAGATTGCGCAGATGAAGGCGGAAATTCAGAAACTTCAAGCTATTTTAGATTATCAGATTGACCAAGAGAAAATTGCGTCAGATGAGAAATTGGCCAGGGAAAAGATTGTTGTTGATGCGAATATCAAACGAGAAACAGCGCAAATAAATGCCGCATCAAAACAGCAACCAGCCTTACTGGGCGGACTACTTCCGGGAGGATTTGTATAATGGCGAGATGTATTTATCGATACGATGAGGCGGAAACTCGGAAACAAGGTAGGCTTGTTTTAAAAGAAGATAATGAGTTAGCATTAAATGAAGCTCCGAGCGTGCTTCA